TTGTAACTTGGCACTTCGCCAAATTTAGTTGTCCAGTAGTCGTATTCCTTTGCTGGGTCTGCGGTGGCAACCTTTGCACTCATAGATTCAACTTGTTGCATTGTTTCCTTTGTGGCTTTTTCTGTCCCACCTAGCAAGTTAGCCATGACCCTAAGTTTTGCGCTTGTCACCGTATCCTCAACAAACCAGCGTTTCATGTTCGGATTGTAAGCAGCCAAAAACCCATAAGCGTAGTCAATGTCAGCGGGTATGGTTTCTTCTTGGTTTCGATAACCCATTGCCTTTACTAGGACATAGCCCTTTTCAGCGTCAAATTGTTCAATGACGGCATGAATGATTCCTTGTGGAAAAGTGGCAATCCAACGATCTGTGCGCTCTTTGTTGCCTTCGTAGTTATCCAAGAACCCCATTTATTTCACTTCCCTTTTGGCTTGTGAGATGTGGCGACTAATTGCGCGCCCGCGGGTATAGCCTTCACGGCTTCCGTCTTTGTGCCCAAATGAGTAACCAAGTGCAGCGGCTAAGGTGCAAAGAACACCGATAAGGAACAACGCTCGCAAAGTCTGCGGGTCTAATAAATCAACAACCATTTGAATTCTCCCGATTCTAGGTAGTAACGACTACCACCTGCACTCAGGGTGACGCATAAGGCGCGCCAAATCAAGAACCTTGCGTATGTGTCGGCGTGTCACCTGACTTGGCCTTGGATTTTAGTCCGTTGCCAGCCAGCACACCGCCCAGTGAACCAGTCAGGAAAATGGCTAGGGTTTTCAATAGGTCAATAAAGGCTGCGTCGTTGGGTGCTTGTGCGCCGATTGGCTGGGTGACAAATATGAGCGCATACGTTATGCCTACCGTTACGATTAAAAATACCGCTGCAAGTGTTGAACCAATTATTAAAATCAGCTGCGCGTGGACGTCCTCAGGGGCGCGGCGTCTTGCTGGTTTGTGGTGTTGTGAATCCAAGTATGTCGTCAGAACACGTTCCAGTCGGGACGCATTGCGGTTTTTGGCACTCAGGTTTTGACCAGTTTTCATATTCTTGGCACTCATAACGTGTCCAGCCCTGATACCCACAAGCAGTCAGGATTAGCGCAAGTGCCCAAGCCAACCCTGCTGCCGTGAGTTTTCGGACTATTTCCCCGTTAACCCGAAACTCTTATCCTGCGGATTTAACCAGCGCAAGATAACTGGTGCGACCGCTGCGACGCCTGCCATTGCAAGTGTCTTTGGGTCTGTCACACCCGCCATGTATAAGGCAAGTGCTGCTGCCATGAATGATCGTGCCCATGAAGCGATTAAGGCTTTGGCTTTGTCCATTTTTTTGTTTTCTCCTTTGTCGGTTTTACTCCCGAATTTGGTATTTCAACTGTTGGGTGTTCGCCCTTGTAAGGTACGAATTTGGGAATCCCAAACCCAACAATCTCTTTGCCAACATTGCGCACCTTTACCATGACCATGCCACCATTTCGCTGGTCGCCTGTGCCACTGGTATTGCCTTCAATCGTTACGCATTGTTTGTCGTCAATCAAGCCAACAACAATTCCAACGTGGCTTATACGATCAACGCCGTCATGTGGGAAGTCCATGAAAGCGACATAACCCAACTGGGGCATATTTGACCAACGGTTTGTTTCCTTAAATTTGTGTGCCCCAATTGCAGTGCCCACAACTGAATGAATCTTGACGCCCGCTTGTGCTGCACACCAGTTAACGAAAGAACCGCACCAAGGTAATCCGTCGGCCTTTGTAAATTTGCCGTATTTGGTAAGGTTGTCGCCTTCCTCAATTGTGCCAATTTCAGCCTTTGCAATTTCAATGAATGCAGCTGAAGTGCCTTGCGGATACATCTTAGTCAAGTGTTCCACTATGAAAGCAACAACTTTGCTTCATCGGCAGTTATTCCTAATTTGGCTAATAGTGCCGCTTTATCGGTGGCTTTGTTGGCCAATTTTTCTGCCTCTTTGTTTTTGATTTCAGTAATCATTGCATCAATTTCAACCTGAGTTGGTGGCTTACCATCCAATTTATCGTATTTGATAGATGAATAATCTTCCTCATTAAAAGAAAACTCAGCGTTAGGCCGTAGTGTTTTTATGGCCTCAATGATGTAATCAATTTGAATTTTCATTATGCCCCAATCTCGAACAATGTAATTGTGCTGCGTGAACTACCAATTTGAAAAGTGACGCTAGATGAGGCCGAAGTTGTATAAACGGCCGCTTGCAACTTATATGTCAAGGCAGATGTGCTTGCAGGAGAATCCATATATGTAATGCTTGGTTGTCCGACTAAAGCAAGATTATTTTCCGTGCCGCTTGTATCAATATCCATTCCCATAAAATAGCGGTCATACCAAGTAGTTAATGATGTTGCACCTCTTAAAAGTTTTGCATCTGTATAAGTGCCGTCACCTTGTCTAAAACTTCGTACCGAAGCACTTACCATTACAAAGATTTTAGAACTGGCTAATGTTGGTGTTATTGTTGCCGTAATTGTTGTGTCTGTATAACTTGTGCTTGTGATTGCAGTTGAGGTTGTTGTGGTCGCACTAACTACTTGCAACAATTTACCGCCGCCACTAGGCGTAGCCCATTTCAAGCCTGTTGCCTCGGCACTATCCGCCACAAGTATTTGCCCGTTTGTGCCAACACCTAGACGGGCGTCTGCGGTGTCAAAAGTAAATAGATCGCCCTTAGTTGTTAATGGTGTGACATCTGCCGTCGTTGTCCACGCTGGCACACCGCCTGAAACTGCTAAGACTTGACCACTTGTGCCAATTGGCAAACGTGTGTTGGTATTTGCAGTCGCTGATGAATAAGCAATGTCGCCAAGTGTCGTTCCGGGTTGCAGTGCTTTTAGCCGTGTGTCAACGCCCTGCAATGCCACCTCAAAATCTGCTGGCAAATCCGTTACGAGATCGGTGGACGTGGGCAGAACAAAACCATAGTTCGAGGTTGGGTTCGTCAATTGAGTTTCCTTTCGTTAAGCAACAATTGTCGCATATTCCCACGTTAGGATTGGCGACACGCTTGACCACGTTTCAGTAATTGGAACGTCATTCCAAGCCATTGCCTGCAAAGAATAGGCAAGTGGTGAAAGTAGCAAAGTGACCGAAAGTTGATTGTAGGAAGCCTGAAACGACCAGCCTTCAACGAATCCCTGAAACGCGCCTGCGCTCATGTTTAAAGGCAAGTTGTTGAGTGCCACGGCTTCGCCCATAAAAATGCCAATAAGGTTGTCGCGGTCGGAATTGTCCAATTCAGGATTGGTCAGGTCAAACGTAATTTCGCTGAAGATTGGCTGCGGTTGTTTTCTCAGCGACAAATAGAAATCGGCTTGGCTTTCGGCGTCAGCTGCATTGTGCAAAGTTGTTGAAATGATTTGGGCAAGTGTGCCGTATTGACCAATTGAGATTGTGTCAAATGCCGTCTTCTCAGCAGAACTGGTTGCGTTGTATTTTATTGTTACATAATTTCTAACGTCTCCCGCACGGGTTTCAATCCTTAGACCCGAACCACGCGCTTGATTGGCGTCAAGGTCAACGTAGCCATTGGTCGCAAGGTATGTCGTGCGGTGGGTCGAATCTGCGTAACCAATTCGCCCAAGTGCGTCTTCATAGATATAGCCCAAGCCTGAAGTTGCTAACGCTGAAACCAGTGAATACACGTCGGTTGTGGCACTAGATCGTGCGGCCAATTCGTAATTTCCTGGGGTATCTATTTCGCCAAGCCCGTTGTTTTCTGCATTTGCCCACGTGATTGTTGGGTCATAAGCCGCCCAAGTTTCCGCACCAGCAACCTCAGCCCACGAACCAAATAAAACTTGTTCTAAGATTGTCTGAATTTGGTTGCCGTCAAAATCTTTGGAAAGTACGCCTTCAGTCAATGATTTTGGCAAACGGGCAAGTGCGCCAAGTGCGGTGATTGAGTAGGTTTGTGTGAAAGCGGTCGAACCCACTTCACGCACTTCCAAGGCAATATCAACGACGTTGCCACCAAAGATTGCCACAAATACGCCTGCGGTGTCTTTGACTGAAACACCAATTGTTGAGTTGATATTGACTGGGATTATGGTTTGCGCCAAATCCAGCAATTGAATGTTGACGTAGCCTGCCTGTGCCTGCTCATAGATATTTGTCCGACCGCTGCGGATTGTTAGGTTTGCCAAGATTGCGTCGGTGTATTCGACGCCGTCAATTTCAACCTTCCAAATGGGATTCCACTGCGTCATTAGATTGCCACAAGCGCGGTTGCACCACCAGTGCCGCGGTAGTAGGAATTATTCAAAGTTTCAACAATGGTTCGCGCCGTGCCCTCTTTGTCAATTGCCCCGTTGACCGTAATGCTTATGCGTGCGGCGTTTTGGGAATCGGTGAAGCCACCGCCCCCAGCAGCTGCCAATCGTGCTGCATTTTGTGAATCAGTAAATCCACCACCAGCAATTGCCGCTGCAACGCTTGACCCAGCCCGTGCGGCTGCTGCTACACCGCCACCAGTCATTCCGCCTGACCCACCACTTGCCGTGCCTGACCCACCACTTGAAAACGTACTTGAACCGCCACCACTAATTGCCCCCGGTGCGCCCCCTGTGGCAAATGATGATCCACCGCCAATCTTCGGAATTGTTGGAACGTCCTTGCCCCATTGAACTGCGTTGTAACCCTTGATAATCAAGTTGATTCCGTCAATGGCGGTGTTCAATAAAGGTTTAATTGCAGCCAATACCTTTGCAATAATTGTAATCACCACCTCAGCAATGTCGCCAACAATTTTCATTGCCCCACCAATTGCAGAACCAATCAACGGTGCAATAAATTTGACAACGTCCCAAAATGCTGAAAATTCGTCCTTGCTATTCATCACCGCGGTTTTGACATTGTCAAAAATTGCTTTCATGCCTTCAAAAATTGGTTGCACTGTTTTCTTAATTGTTGAACCCACGTCGCTGATTACCTTGCCAAAACCCTCACCCTCAGTCAGACTGAAAGCCTTGGAAAATGCGTTGATTGCTGGAAGTGCATTGTCGTTGATGAATGTCATAAGTTTTTCAAGTATTGGCAACAAGGCAAACCCAATTGTCTCTTTGGCTTCGTCAAATGCCACTTGCATGCGGGCAATTCGTCCAGCATAAGTGTCTGCGTTAGCAGCGGCCGCCCCACCAAATAAATCCGAAAGGCGACTTTGCACCTGTGTGAAATCCATGGTCTTCAATTCAGCAGCTGAAAGACCGATTCCCAATTTGCCCAGTGCAGCGGTGTTGCCGTCATAAGCCTTGCCCAAGGCGTTGGCGACTGTTTCCAGTGGCTTACCTGTTGCCGTTGAAATGTCTAAGGCGGTTGTAAGTAAATCTTGCGCCTTTGTAATGTCCCCAGTTGAACGCACCAAGCGTCCCAAGGCTGGGCGCAACTGATCGTCAGCCACACCCGTGGCAAGTGACATTTTAAGAATAGATTGTTCGGTCGCCGCAATTTGACCTTTGGTTGCCCCTGTGGCATTTTCTAAGGCAAGGGCTAACTGTGTCTGCGCTTGTTCGTCGGCGACGGCTGCCTTGACCCCGTCAATGCCTATTTTGACCGCATAAGCGGCCGCGGCAGCAGCGGCAGCGACAAATGCTGCGCCAATCATTTTGCCAGCCTTGCCCATTTTGTCGCCGAATGTGTCAACGTCTTGGCTTGCAGATTTCAGCGATTTGTTGAGATTGTCAACGTCACCAAGAATGGAAAGTTTGAGCGTGCGACTACCAGCCATTAGTCATATTCCTTTACTATCTTAGAAAACGATTCTTCCCAGCGACGAACAATTTCAGGCTGAACACTGCGAAGCGTTGGATAAATAAACCAACCCCGCGACCCGCGACCTTCACGACCTGACCACACTGGAAATTGCTTTAAACGGTTTGAACCAAATTCAGCACCGCCCCAAAGTTGTTGCGTTGTTCCGCCACCACTTAGTTTTTGGGCGGCAAAACCAAAACTGATTTCGCCAATTTTTGAAGATTTGGAAACCCTTGAACCTGCTGCAACACGATCGTCCAGCAAATTCCTAGAACGTCCCGCTGCGTCAACAATTTTGCCACGAACCCAATCAGCAAGTTGTGAAGTTTGTTGTTTTGCTTGGGCGGTTGCAACTTCGTCCATGGCTTTAAAGGAACGGACAATGGCACGCAATTCAGCCTTGTCGTAAGCGATTGCGTCACTTGCCATTTGCCCGTCCTTCCAAGATTTCCAACACTGTCAGAATGTCTTCAGCTGCTTCGAATTCGCTGGGCGGTAACCCTGTTGCTAGGGCTAACTCCCAAACTACTCTGGCAAGGCTTCCGACTGGGTGGCTTTTGGGTTTGCTTCACCGACAATGACTTCAGAAATTGTTTCAGTCCAAATGTCAAGCGGTTTCACTGGCTTGCCCGCTGCCTCACGCTTCATGGCGTGATAGGCAAGAAATACCAAATCGGATATTCCGATTTTTTCCTGTGCCTGTGCAATGGTGTTGCCCGTGTGCTTTTCCCATTTAACCCACTCAGGCGGTGCAGCCGTGTAAGTTATCTGATCGCCGTTGGTATATTCAATTGTGATTGGTAGTTTCATTTTGTCTCCCGATTGTTAGGTTTAGAACGTTTCGCTTGGATTTCCTACTACCACGAATGATAGTGAAACTGTCTGTGCGTCAGGTGCTGCACCGCCAATTGACGGAACAACTGGCATGACGTTGCAAGTAAAGACCGCACCAGTTGCAGCAGTTAACGAAACCGCCAAAACTGTATTTGGTGCGCTTTCCCATGCAGTCCAAAGTGCTTCGCAAAGTGATGAAGCCGCGCCCCAGTCTGCAAGCATTTCGACGTCCAAAGTCCACTGGTCGTCAATGTGCTTGTAAGCCTTGCCGTCAAGTGTTTGGTAAGTCGTGACTGTTGGTGCATTGCTTAGAACCACGCTGGTCGCCTGCGCGTCGTAGTTAACGGTCGCGATCGTCAAGATTAAATCGCGACCCGTGATGATCGTTGTTGGCACGTTATCTCCTTTTAAGTAGTTTGTGTGTAGTACGTCGAAACGTTAATGTCAGCAACCAGCATTGGACTTTGGCCTACTTCCAACACTGTTGGCTTTTCAACAACGCCAACAACGTATCCTGCGGGCATTGCCGCAAGAATTCCGATTATGAGTTTTTCTAGATTATCTAGTGAACCAGCGTTGCTATTTGAAGCAACAATGGCAGTGATTGCAAAGTTGATTTTGACTTTGGTTGAAGCCTTGCCAATCAACACAACTTCCATATAAGGCGAATCGGGCACAATGACGATTGCTGGTGGAATTGGTGCTTCAGGCACTGACGCATAACAAGTTGCCGAAAGTGCGGAAAAGGCAGTGGCTAAGGCTGCGCGGGTGTCAGCGACGGCATTGGCTGGCATTATTGACAAACCGTTTCAACGTCTAAAAATGGCATAAGTAATGTGGACACCCTGTTGGTCAGGCTGCGTCCCATTCTGTAAGGCGTACTGGCAAAATCTACGCCTTCAATCTGACCGCCTGCTGCAACGCGTGATTGAAACACCTCAACGCTGACTGCAAGCACTGCTGATTCAATTGGCGCACTTGTGGCGTAAATATCAGCTGCGGAATAGCCTGAAAGTGTCGCCGTGCCCGTTGGGATAATGTCCCGCAATGTGACGTTGCTTGCCGTTAATGCTGCAGTGAAATAGTAATCAAATGAATCAACAACGACGTGAGTTGCGGTAAAGGGTGCGGGCAAACCAGTCACAATGACCGATTGACCAGTCACAAAATGATGTTCGCGCTGGGTGTAGAAATAAGCGACGT